TTCTTTCTGCAAGTCAGACACCATGCCCTCTGGGTCAGTGCCATAAGCCTTAAATAATTCTGCTTCCACATCCTCTTCCGCTTTAATACGGCAGTGCTCTAGGATATGCTTTTGCAATTCCACGGCAGCCAAGGGATTGGCTTGCAACATCGGCGAAATACCCTGGATTAGGTGGCTCACAATATGAGCGTCATGTTGCTGCCCAGCAAACGCCTTGAGTTTGACCCCATCCAATACGTCTGCGTTCTCCGTTGCAGGGTCTTTGGGCAGGTCAGGGTTCTGAGGCTTCAAGATTGCGTCGATGTTCTTGGTTCCCAGCGCCTCGTAAATGCGACGATAGGCTTCATACAGGTTGTGCATCTGTGGAGCCGACTGTGCGAGCTGCAGCTGAGTCTGCGCCATGGTGATGCGCTGCGCTGTTGAGAAGATGTTGGGATCAGCAACAGGGATGACATCTACGCTGCCGTCAAAGTCGCTGCGCTTGATCTTACGGGATGCGCCAGGCACATCATATGGGTATTCTTCAGGCAGTGACTCACCAAAGCCTTCAGCCAAGAGACGGAACTCAAGCTTCTGAGCATAGTGCATCCGCTTGTGGATCGCGGACATGATGTTTGCACCCTTTTCCAAGAGTGCAATCGTCGTTCCAACGGCTGCTTGCTGGTTGCCATCACCGACTTGCATATCGGCAATCGACGCCAAGCGCTTACCAGCTTCAACGCAGAAGCCGAGCAAGGTAAAGAGGGTCTGGCTTGGCTCTTTGTAAGGTAAAGGCAGCATAGAAGACTGCAAATCAGCGCCACCAGCGTCGATATCACGCCACTCACCAGGTTGTAACGGCACATCGTCGTTAGCAATCCGTGCGCCCTTGGCTTTAAAGCCTGCAGGGAGGTTAGCTAGAGTGCCAGCGTCAATCAACTGGCGCATAGAAGACGTTGCGGTGCGGGTTAAGCCACCGATCAAGTGGACAAAACCAAGGCCGTAGGCTCCGGGTCCTTCGACAAGCACATAGTGCACGAAATATTCTTTACGGCACTTATAGCCGTCTTTGTTTTTCCAATTACGGCGAATACCAACGACTTGGTTGGTGCTTTCTTCAATCGTAATCACATAAGGCAGAGCAATACCGGTCTCTTCGCCGTCTTCGTTCTTGTCTTCAAAGCCTGGAAGGTTGTAATCCACATGGAATTCGTACAAGAACACTTCTTCTGGCTCACCAGAAGCAGACATACCTACTAATTTGTCGATGCTGTCTTGGATTACGTCACCAGGAGTCGAATTTACGACCGGCTGCACATTAACATCACGGTAAAAACCAACATTTACAAGTTTGCGATACTCGTTGGCATCCATCGGAATGCGATGAGTAATGCGTGGGCACTTCGACATAATTGAAGAGCCGTTGTAGGGGATAAACAGGTCATCTGGCAGCACTAATTTGCTGACCATCTTGTTGGTTTGTGGGTCTTCGTAAACCTTTTTGAACGCCGAGCCGCCGTAGCCGCAATAAAACAGCAGTTGATCGAACTCTGGCGTGTAATCAGCCATGTCAGTGGTAAGTTCGTAATTCATGAACTCTTTAATACGCTCTGCTTTGGCTAATTTCTCACGGGTTTCCTTGCCAAGCACCTGAGTTTTTACAGGGCCTTCGGCTGGCATAAGTTCTTTGAACGCTTGTGCCTGGAATTGCACGATTGCTTCAGTCAACATGGGGTGTGCTGTGCCACACGCGCCCTTAAATGGCTTAGTGCGCTCCTCGTAAGAGAAGCCAAGAAGCTCTAATCCTTTGGAATACTGCTTTTCCCAATCACCACGGCTTGCTTTATCAGCGTCTAAGAAGGCCATGAGCTCGCTGGAGATCGGACCAAGCTCAGACGGGTCTACAACCTCAGCTAAATTGGTGTCAAACGGCACTTCTTCGTGCTCGTCTTCGCCCATTTCAACAGTTGCTCCACCATCTGGCTCCAAAATAATCTCAATATCCTCTTCCTTAGCCTTCATTGTGGGCTCAGGCATCTCAATATCAATAATTTCTTCGTCTTCGGGTAGGTTTTTTTCAATAGCCATGGTGTTTCCTAAATATATTTTTGATTAGGTAGGTCATTTTTATCCACTGAACCACCTTTTGCAAATCTTACGCCCTCTTTTGCGATACGTTTTGCTGCTTTTTCATCCCAAAATATGCCTAGTCTTTCTACAACACTGCCATCTTCGGATTGCATAGGCACTTTTTTAATTTCAAAACCCGGTCCAAGGTCTTTTACCACAGTTTTTACGTTAAAGGGCAGCTTTTCGTATAGTTGCGGTTGAGCAGAATCGGCTCCTGGGAACAAAACAAACTCATTATTTCTCTTAATCGCTGCTGCTACAGCATTTTTAATCATTAATTGCTGCGATACTTGCGGCATATCTGCCATTCCAGGAAACGCTTCTGGGACATTATAAAGATTAACATCATCTTCCCTTATTGCATCAAGACGTTGTCTTATCTGTTGTTGTTTTTGAACCGCTTTGTTTTCTTGTAATCCAAACTCTAAATATTTTTTCTGGTCTGCTTCGCTTAGTTCTTTAAAACTTGGATTACCACGACTTTTTAAAAACTGTCCAGCATCTCTAGTTATTTTTTCAATTTGTTGGTCTAGTTTTCCGTATTCGTCCATGTCTTTGTAAAGGCTTCCACCTTTAGCACCAAACTTACGAATGTCATCTAATCTATCCGACTGCAGTTCAGTCACAAAAATACCCTTTAAGTCTTTTGTGTTTCCTACTTGAAACATGGGCAGCTCAATATCCATAAATCGGCTAAATGAAATAGGGTTTGCCGCGCCTGTAATAGACATATGGTGTCCTGAGTAAGGGGCTTCCGCTTCTAATTTCCTAATTGCTGCGTTTAATGCGTCTTCGTATATGGTACTGCCGTCTGTTAGTGCTATTTTCTTTTGAAGACGAGCTTGGTCATACATTGTTTGCAGGGTGGTTTCCAAAGTAGGAAGGTCCCTAAATGGAACTTTATATCGTTTAGCAAGTTCTTTGCCTATTTTGTTTGAAACAACTTCTTGGACTTGTTTATCCAACGTGTCCCTAATTGCTTCAGGTAATTGAAAATTGTATTCATACTTAGCTGGGTCCAAATTGTTTTGTTGGAGTATTTTTGGTAAAAGTTTTTCTTGGGCTTTTCTAATTTCTTGATAACCATCTAAGCCAACACGTGCTGACCCTGAAAAAATATAGCGGTAAGCATCTTTGTCTTTATACAGATTATTAACTACGTCATCCAGTTCTGCGATATCTTTTTCAAACTTCACGACCGACTCAGCTAACTCCGGTTTATTAATCAGGGGTCCCTTTAGGTAAGCAGTCAATGCCTTGATGTCTTCTGGTTTTCTTGCACTAAAGTGATATGGCTCGGTAATCATGTACCGTAGTCTTCCCAAGTCTTGCGCTACACTACCAGAAAGAGAAGTCTTGGGGTCAACGTCTTCCATTAAATTAATGGTTCCGAGTGGAGAAGATGGATTAGGGTTATCCATGCCTTGGAAAAACCTGCCTTCTTCGGGCTCGTTAATTACGGTGCGGTAACGTTGAGGCGATGTTGCTTTTAAGGTTTCTAACAACTCTTTTGCATCAACTTTGTCGGTTGGTTTTTTGCCTTCTAACGCTAAATTCAAACGATTAATCTCATAGTCCCTGCCAACCTTAGAAAAGCGGTTTTTAAGTTCTTGCACGGTTGGTTTGCCAGACAAAGATTGTGTCCATTTTTCTACTTGACCAAAGAATAATCTGTCTTTTTCCGCTGGCGACGGAACCACAATTTCTTCGATTTGCTTTTGCACCGCTGGGTCAATCTCATCTGGATACATTTTTCCAGGGGCTCTGTCCGGCACTGGGGTAGTAAAGGCTGGAGTAGGAGTGGGGGCAACAGTTGGTTCGGGGGCCTTGGTTGGTATAGGCTCGACTGCTTTTACCGCGTCTAACTGAGCACGGCTCGCGGTTTTTGGCGCTACTTTAGTGGCTACTTTTTCTGCAGCCAATGCTAATGCTTTTGGTCCGGCAGTGGGACTCACGATTCCCGTTCCCAAGCGCGTCAAAGTTTCTGTGGTTGAGCCAGTTGGCTGATCGGCAATGCCTAGCTCTCGAGACTTTTGAATCAGATAGTCACTGCCACCTACAGGCTTATCCGTCGCAAGCTTACTGCCGGTGACGTAGTCTACACCTTTTAAGCCAAGGTTGATGACGTCAACCGGAGCGCCCAGGAGGTCATAAGGGGTGTACTGCATACTACGCAGGATTTCTTTAGCCGTCCCTTTGACGCTTTCGCCCATGCTGGGCTCGGGCTTTTTTGCTTCACCGCCTTCGGCCATGCGCCGTGGTTCGCGGGCCGCGAATCCTGAGATAGGCTGAATTTGCGAAAGCATCTGCCGCGCTTGGGAGAAGTCCGTACCGGCGCTTGCTGCTTCCTCTTCCTCGGCAATCTTTTCT